CCACAAAAACTTTAATGTGCATTTCCGCCGAGATCAGGGGCTAACGTGAAGCAGCGCGGCAGAATAAGTGCGGCGGCCTTGAACATGATGATCGGAGGCCCGCGGACCGACGTCCTCGAGCGGATCGAGCGCCCGCAGCCGCCGCGCGAGCTCACCAGCAGAGAAGAGCGCGACACGTGGCACCTGGTGGTTGACGCCGCTCCGGCAGAGTGGTTCACGCCAGGAACTTATCCCGTCCTGGTCCAGTTCTGCCGTCACGTGGTCCAGGCCAGGAGGATAGCGGAACAGCTGGCTGACGCGCCGCCGACGACGATGGAAGAGCGGAACGTCATGCTGGCCATGCAGGAGCGTGAGTCCAGGACCATCGCCATGTTAGCCACGAAGATGAGGCTCACTCAACAGTCACTGGTGAATCTGAATGGCCATCCGGTCGGCGGCAGGAAGAAGAAAGCCCCCTGGCAAGAAGAAAACGAGTGAATCCAGATCCGAGCGCAACGCCCGCTGGGTCCAGAGATTCTGCCGGATACCGGAGGGGCGCTTCGTCGGAAATCAACTGGTCCTGGCGCCTTACATGGCGGAGGATTTCCGCCAGATCTACGACAACCCCGCCGGCACGCGCCGCGCCATCATAAGCCGAGCCCGCAAGAACGCAAAGACGTTCGAGGCCGCGATCATAGTTCTCCTTCACCTCTGCGGCCCGGAGCACAGGCCCAACAGCAACTTGTACAGCGCGGCCCAGTCCAGAGATCAGGCGGCCCTCCTGTTCGCGCTCGCGGCCAAGATCGTCCGCATGAGCCAAGACCTCAGCGACGTGATCCAGATCAGAGACACGGCCAAGCAGCTCCTCTGTCCCATGCTCGGCACTCAGTACAGAGCCCTGTCGGCAGAGGCCACCACCGCGTACGGCCTGTCTCCGGCTCTGATAGTTCACGACGAGCTGGGCCAGGTCCGCGGCCCGCGATCCGAGCTCTACGAGGCTCTCGAGACCGCGACGGCCGCGCAAGAGGCGCCTCTGTCGATCGTCATCTCCACTCAGGCGCCGACCGACGCTGACCTTCTTTCCATCCTGATCGACGACGCCACCGCCGCCCACGATCCCAGAGTTGTGCTCAGGCTGGACACCGTGCCAGAGGACGCCGATCCGTTCTCTGAGGACTCTATCAGGCTAGCTAATCCGGCGTTCGATTATTTTCTCAACCGCGACGAAGTCATGGCCATGGCTCGAGACGCCGAACGCATGCCGGCCCGCGAGTCAGAATATCGCAACCTGATCCTGAACCAGCGCGTCGACGCCACGTCGCCGTTCGTGTCGCCGTCGCTGTGGAAATCCTGCGGAGACGCGCCGAAGTCGATAGACAAAGTGAGAGTCTACGGCGGCCTCGATCTGTCGTCAGTCAAAGACCTGACGGCGCTGGTTCTGATCGGCAACGTCGGAGGTGTCTGGCAAGTTCACCCGTCGTTCTGGCTGCCGTCGGAGGGCCTGACAGACAAGGCCAGGAGCGACAGAGTTCCGTACGACGTGTGGGCCAGAGAGGGCCACCTCCTCCTCGCTCCCGGCAAGTCCGTGGACTACAGCTTCGTCGCGTCGTGCCTCAGGAAGCTGTTCGACTCGCACAAGATCGACAAGATCGCGTTCGACATCTGGAACTTCAAGCATCTCAAGCCGTGGCTCCTGATGTCCGGCTTCACGGAGAAGATGATCGAAGATCACTTCGTGGAGTTCGGCCAGGGATTCAAGTCGATGAGTCCGGCGCTTCGCGACCTCGAGGCCGAGATGCTCAACAAGAGAATCGCTCACGGCAACCACCCGATCATGACCATGTGCGCCGTCAACAGCGTGGTCACCACAGACGCGGCAGGGAACAGGAAGCTGGCCAAAGACAAGTCCAGCGGCAGCATAGACGGCATGGTGGCTCTGGCCATGGCTCTTGGAGCCGTGCCAGCCACTGTGCCGGAGAGGGTCCCCGAGTTTCAAATGATGGTCCTGTGATGACACAGATCGGCAGAGCTTACAGCGTTCTCGAAGTCAAGGCGATCAAGGAAGATCAGCGAGTCATCGAAGGCGTGGCCACGACGCCGACGCCGGACCGCCTCGGCGACATCATAGAACCACTGGGAGTGCAGTTCAAGAACCCCCTCCCTCTGCTGTGGCAGCACGACCGCACTCAACCGGTGGGCCACGCCACGTTCGCGAAGGCCACGAAGGACGGCATCAGATTTCGAGCCAGGATCGCCGACACCGAAGATGCCGGAAACTTGAAAGACCGCCTGGACGAGGCCTGGCAGTCCGTCAAGCTCGGCCTGGTTCGCGGCGTGTCCATCGGCTTCAGGCCGATCGAGTTCAACTTCATGGACGAGGCCGATGGCCGAGGCATCCGGTTCGTCGAGACCGAAGTTCTCGAGCTCAGCCTGGTCACCATACCAGCCAACTCTGACGCGAGCATAACGGCACTCAAAGCAGTCGACGCGGCGTCGCGCGACAAGGACGACGGCTTTGATTACGTTGCCTTGCGTTCTGACCACGACGCCAAGCTGGCCGCGTCAGGCAAGCAGCGCGGTGTCGCCAAATCCGCCGGCGTCGCGGCATCAACGAATCCGTCTGTCAAGAAAGGTATCGTCATGAAACAGACGATCGCCGAGCAGATCTCGGCTTACGAGGCCACGCGACTGGCGAAGTCCGAGCGCATGGCCGCGCTGATGAACAAGGCTGCCGAAGAGCAGGTGACCCTGGACGACGAGCAGTCGCAGGAATACGACGCGCTCGAGCTGGATGTCAAGAAGATCGACGAGCACCTGGTGCGGCTGCGGCGCCAGGAAGAGCACAACAAGAAGCAAGCCATCGCGATCGGTCGCGTCGACGACGCTCAGAAGGCTTCCGACGCGCGCTCCGGCAAATCCAACGGCGACAACCGCGTCATCTCCGCACGGCCGCCGATGGACATGAGCCTCGGACTGTTCCGGCTCGCGCTCGCCAAGTTCGGAGCTCGCCTCGAGGGCATCTCCGCCAGCGAGCAGGCTCGGTTCCTGTATCCGCACTGTCCTGAAATCGAGCTCGTCACTCAGCTTCGCGCGGCTCAGAACCCGGGCACCACGACTGACTCGACGTGGGCCGGACCGCTGGTCGTGTACCAGAACATGCAGAACGCGCTGATCGAGCTGCTGTTCGCGCAGTCGATCATCGGCCGCATCTCTGGGCTCCTCCGCGTCCCGTTCAAGGTCAAAGTTCCGCGGCAGACCGGCGGCGCGACCGTGAACTGGGTCGGAGAAGGCAAAGTCAAGCCTGTCAGCCAGCTTGCGTTCGACACTGTCACGATGGAGCACCACAAGATCGCCGGCATCGTGCCGCTGACCGAGGAGCTCTGGCGGCTGAGCAACCCGGCGGCCGAGGGCCTGATCCGCAACAACTTGGTCAACGAGATCACGGAGAAAATGGACCGCGATTTCATCGATCCGACCAAGGCCGAAGAGAGCGGCGTCAGCCCGGCGTCGATCACCAACGGCGTTTCGGCAGTTACCGCTACCGGCACGACCGCCGCGGCGCTTCGCACCGACGTCAAGACTTTGTTCTCGACCATCGCGTCCAACAACCTGTCCACGTCGACCGGTCACTGGATCATGACCGAGCAGCAGGCCATCGCGATCTCCATGATGGTTAACACGCTGGGTAATCCGGAGTTCCCCGGAGTGACGCCGCGCGGCGGCTCGTTCTACGGTTTCCCCGTGGTGGCATCGGAGAACATCCCGGCCACCGGCGGCAGCCCGACGGACGGCTATCCGCTGATCTTCGCCATCGCCAACCAGATCATGCTGGCCGACGACGGCACGGTCAGCATCGATGTTTCGCGCGAAGCGTCGCTGCAGATGGATTCGGCGCCAGATTCGCCGGCCACCGCGTCTACTGTACTCGTCAGCTTGTGGCAGCACAACATGGTCGCGGTCAAGGGCGAGCGCTGGATCACCTGGAAGAAGGCCCGCGACAACGCGGTCGGCTACATCCAGAACGCGAAATATGCCGAGTAGTGCGGAAGGTGGACAGCGGTGAGCCCGCTGCTGTCCACTTTTTCTAAGACGAGTGCTGTGACATGTCGACGCTCAAAGAATACAAGTCGTTCTACCGCGAGCACGAGTATGGTGCCGCTTATCATTCGGCCGACAACGTGTTGAATGATTTCGCGGTTGATGGCTGGCGTCTGATTACGGTTGCCGTGGTCGAGGGCGTGTATCAGAGGTCACGTTATGAGGTGTTTTATCTCGAACGCGAGGCAAAAATCTCGGAGGAGCCTTTCCCATGAAAGTCGTGGTCACCAGCAAGAAGCGCCTCAAGCATCGCGGCGTGTACTACGGCCAGGGCGACGAGATCGATGTCACGCCGACCGAAGCCAAGCTGTTCGCGCGCATCACCAAGCCAAAACGCGACAAGCCAGCGCCGCAGCCGCCTCCGAAGAAAGAGCCGTCGCCAGAAGAAAGAGCCACGCTCGCCGAGACAGTCCGTCGGCATCAGTATCGCCGTCGCGACATGAAAGCTGAGGACTGACCCGCGTGCGCTTGTTTGGATTCGACATAACGCGCGCCAGCAAGGCCGTGCCGACCCAGCCGCTCAACGTTGTCGGTGGACCTTATCCTGGCTGGTACTGGCCACCCGTGCGCGAGCCGTTCACCGGCGCGTGGCAGCAGAACATGGAGGAGCGCGCGCCTGGCCTGACGCGCTTCCACGCGATCTACGCCTGCGTCACGCTGATCGCGTCCGATGTCGCCAAATTGCGCTGCAAGCTCGTCGAGCAGGACGACAACGGCATCTGGAGCGAGATTTATTCGAACGCGTTCAGTCCCGTGCTTCGCAAGCCGAATCGCTATCAGAACAGGTTTCAATTTTTTCAGCAGTGGATCGTCTCGAAATTGCTGCACGGCAACACCTATGTGCTGCTGGAACGCGACTTGCGCGGCATTGTCGTTCGTATGTATGTCTTGGATCCGTGTCGCACGCGCGTGCTCACGTCGCCGGATGGTTCCGTGTATTATTCCATCGGGCGCGACTATTTGTCCGGTCAAGAGTTTGAAAGCATAGAGGTGCCGGCGTCAGAGATCATTCACGACGTGATGTGCCCGCTTTACCACCCGCTGTGCGGCGTCAGTCCAATCAGCGCCTGCGCACTCGCGGCTCTGCAAGGTCTGAACATCCAGGGCAACTCGATGAAATTTTTTGCCAACGGATCTCAACCCGGTGGCATCTTGACCGCTCCAGCGAACATTCCTGAGGAAACCGCCGAGCGACTGAAGAGATACTGGGAAGAAAATTACAGCGGAGACAAAGTCGGCAAAGTCGCCGTGCTCGGCGACGGGCTCAAGTACGAGTCGATGACGGTCAACGCCGTCGACAGTCAACTCGTTGATCAGTTGAAATGGACGTCCGAAACCGTTTGCACTTGTTTTCACGTGCCTCCGTACATGATCGGCATAGGCGACATGCCGACGTACAACAACATCGAAGCTCTGCAAATTCAGTATTACACTCAGTGCCTGCAAGGCATGATCGAAGCGCTTGAATTGTGCCTAGACGAGGGACTTGGTCTGACGACGATAGTCGGCAAAACATATGGCACTGAGTTTGATCTCGATGATTTGCTGCGAATGGACACCCCGACCAAAGTGAAAACTGCCGGCGACGGAGTCAGGGCCGGTATCATTGCTCCTAACGAGGCGCGAAAGAAATTCGATCTCAAGCCAGTCAAAGGCGGCGACACTCCGTACCTGCAGCAGCAAAATTACAGCCTGGCGGCGCTCGACAAGCGCGACAGTCAGGAAAATCCATTCGCGACAGCGCCGAGTCCAGCCGCCGAGGAACCGGCCGATTCAGAACAACAACAAAATACAGAAGAAGAAGACGACGCCGAAGTCGAAGCCGCGGCGAAGGTCTTCGCAGGGATGGTTCGCGGGCAGCTCTTGATGACAACCTGAGCCGGCAAGGACGCATCCGATGAATCCTCGAATGATCGTGGCGTTCGCGGACGCGATATTGCCCGTCCTGCGCGAGGCCATCGACTCTGCCCAGCGGCCTTTGCTCGCCAGGATCGAAGAACTTGAACGGGCGCCGCCGGTGAAAGGCGAAAAGGGCGACAAAGGCGATCCAGGAGAGCGCGGCCTGGATGGATCTCAGGGAGAACCCGGAGAGCGCGGAGAAAAGGGCGAACGCGGAGAAAAGGGCGAGCAGGGAGAAAAGGGCGAGCGGGGCGAAGATGGCCAGGACGGGACCGACGGCTTGCCAGGCGAACGCGGATCGCAAGGTCTGATGGGTCAGCAAGGCGAACGGGGATTGAGCGGTCAAGACGGCCAGCCAGGACCGACCGGCCAGCAGGGCCCTCCTGGTCAAGACGGTCGCGACGGCGCTCCTGGTCCCCAAGGAGAGCGCGGCTTGGATGGGCTCGACGGTAAAGACGGCCAAGACGGCCCACAAGGCTCCGCTGGTGCGACGGGACGCGATGGTCGCGATGGCACACCTGGCCGCGATGGAACCGACGGGCGGCCGGGAGAACAGGGTTCTCCGGGCAAGGACGGCCTGGGATTCAGCGACGTGGAGCAGTTCAGCGAGCCAGAGCACTTCGGCCTTCGGATGACGCGCGACGGCAAGCTGGTCGGCGAGTGGCGCTGGCCGAAAGAAAAGCCATTGACTTTCGCCGACTGCTTCAGGGGCGTCTGGAAGTTCGGCGAAGAGTACAAGCGAGGCGACACGGCGACCTGGGACGGCGGAACGTTCTTGTGCGTGGCTGACACGCGGGCCAAGCCAGAGACGAAGGACTGGGTTCTGATGGTCAAGCGGGGAAGGAACGGCAAGGACGGCAAGGACGGCAAGGACGGCGCCCAGGGTCCGGCCGGCCCGCCCGGCCGAGACGGCAAGTGGTGAGCCATGTCGAGAATTCTGATCACCCCGCCCGCAGTGCCGCCGGTCAGCATCGATTACGTCAAGACCAAATTGCGGATCGATCACAGCGACAGCGACGACGACCTCGAAGCGTACATCAACGCGGCGACCGATCTGGCGCAGGAATTCATGGGCCGCGCCATCGTCACGCAGACCTGGGAGCTCCTGCTCGACGAGTTTCCGGAGCACGAGATCGCGATCCCGATGCCGCCGCTGCAGTCGGTCGAGAGCATCAAGTACATCGACAGCATCGGCGACGAGATCACGATCGATTCAGCTGATTACACGGTCGACGCATCGACCGGCACAGCCGGCGCGGAGGGACCCGGCTGGGTCGTGCCGAACATCGACTCGGAATGGCCAACGCCGCTGGAAGCCATCAACGCGGTGCGCATCCGGTTTGTTGCCGGCTATGCGCCAGCGGCCGAATCGCCAGAAAATCTCACGCGCCTGATTCCGGAGAGCATCAAGCAGGCAATCGTGCTGTGCGTGAAGTACTGGTACGACGGCGAGATGGATTTGGACAAAATGCAGGGCTTGCCGACAGGCGTCGAGCCGCTGCTGCGCAAGTATCGCGTCCTGAGAGGCATGGCTTGAATCTGGCTGCCTCGATCGGGCCGCAGACGTTTGCGTGGTGGCCGGATTGGCGCGGCCATCCCGCGGCGATCGTCGCGTCGGGACCGTCGACAGGAAATTTTCCAGTCGAACGCCTGCGGGACGCTGTCAAAGTTCTCGCCATCAAGACGAACGTTGACAAGGCGCCGTTCGCCGACGTGGTTTACGGCTGCGACGACGCGTGGTGGTTGTCGCGCAACGGCCTCGTTGATTTCAAAGGAATCAAGTTGGCGTACGGCGACAAGGCAACGAGTAAATTCAAGGACATCCACAAGGTCGACATCGACACCAAGCAGCACCGCTTCTTGCTCGATCGGCCGCTTCGCATCGGCAGTGGCAAGAATTCAGGTTTTCAGGCGCTCAATCTCGCCATGCAGTTCGGCGCCAATCCGATCTTGCTCATCGGGTTTGACTTCCACGACCGAGGCGGCGTTCACTGGTACGGTCGCAACAACGCCAAGGGCATGTCCAATCCGATGCTGCTGAATTTTCGCGACTGGCAAAAAGCTATGAATGAGGCTTCAGGGAGAGCCCGCGATCTTGGTTTCGACATCATCAACGCGTCGCGTGGCTCAGAACTCAAGTGCTTTCGCTTCGGCGGACTGTGCGACATCGGGATAGCGGCTTGATGCATCAGCCATCGATCTGGATTGGTTTCGATCCACGGGAGAGCGCGGCTTTCGCGGTGGCGCGGGCTTCGGCTCGCAAGCACCTCACTGCGCCGATACCAATTCGCGGCCTGGTGCTCGATGAGCTGCGCAAGAAAGGCCTCTACACCCGTCCGACAGAGATCAGAGTCGGCACGTGGAAAGGAGCCGACGGAACCCCGTGGTACAGCAGCGAACCTCTGTTGTGGGATACCATCTCGCAATTTACCATGGCAACCGAGTTTGCCATCAGTCGATTTTTAGTTCCGCACCTGGCGCGCGAGGGCTGGGCACTGTTCATGGATTGCGACGTGTTGATCCGCGCCAACTTGACGCGCTTGTTCGAGTACGCCGCCACGCAATCGCAATACGCCGTACTGGTGGTGAAGCACAATTACGATCCGAAGCACGAGCGCAAGATGGATGGCCAAATCCAAAGTTCATATGGCCGCAAGAACTGGTCGAGCGTTTGCTTTTTCAACTGCGATCATCCGGCCAACAAGGCGCTCATACCTGAACTCGTCAACTCGTTGCCGGGCCGCGACCTGCATCGCTTTTGCTGGCTCGACGATGATGAGATTGGTGAGTTGGACATAGCGTGGAATCATTTGGTTGGAGAATACAACGGCAGCGTCGATCCGAAGCTCGTGCATTTCACGAACGGAGGCCCGTGGATGCACGGCTATGAGCACGTGCCTTACGCCGACGAGTGGCGCGCCGCGCATTGCGAGTGGGCGTCATAGGTATCGGGGACAACTTGATGGCTTCTGGCATGGCGCGCGGCGCAATCGCGCGCGGCAAGAAGATCGCGTTCGGTGATGGCCGGAAGATCATCTGGGATCAGTATTCCGATGTCATTTTCCGTGGCAACCCAAACGTAGCGCGTCCGGAGGAGCGGCGGCGCTTCGACCTGGAATGGATACCGCACTACAAGGGTCATCGGCTCTACAACAGGCAAGGGCCGACCAACTGGCACTGGAACTATGATTTTCGCGCGACGCCTGGTGAAGTGTTTCTGCTTCCGAGCGAGCAGCACTTCGGCGCGATAGCTGCTGGTCACGTGGTGATCGAGCCATCGGTACCGTCTTTCAAAACTTGTGCGCCAAATAAGCAATGGCCGGTCGAACGCTATGACGACGTCGCCAGACTGTTGATGATTGAAGGCTATTCGATCATGCAGTTCAGCCACATGACAACGAGGCACAATATTCCCGGCGCGCGCCAGGTGGTGACAAAATCGTTCCGGCAGGCAATCAGCGCGCTTGGCAACTCGCTGCTCTATATCGGAGCCGAAGGCGGCATGCATCACGGCGCCGCCGCCATGAATATTCCTGCCGTTGTGCTGTTCGGCGGTTTCGTTCCGCCCGCCGTCACAGGTTATGATAGCCATACCAATCTCACTGGTGGCGCCGAATTCGCCTGTGGTTCGTTTCGGTATTGCGAGCATTGCATAGCAGCCATGAAGGCGATCAGCGTCGATGAGGTGGTGACAGCCGCACTCGAACATTTGCGTAATGGCCGTCACTCCTGAAGAAAAAATGATGCGGCGCGTCGTGGGTTACCATGACCTTCGTATGGACGGGATTAGCGATTTGTTGCTGCGCTCCCGCGGCGCCCGCATCATGGATATCGGCTGTAATCGTGGCCTGGTCGCTTTCGAGTTCGCGAATAATGGTGCGGTGGCTTGTCACGGCTGCGATAACTATGAAAATGGCATTGAGGTGGCGCGCCACCTGTTCATGGACTTGCGCAACTGCGAAAGCCGATTCGAGGTCGTTGACCTCACGAAGCGCGGTGCGCTCGGCAAATTCGGCGACAGCAAATATGACATAATTGTCATGCTAGCTACGTTTCACAAATTGAAACGCGTCATGACACCTGGTGATCTCAGCGCTCTTATGCAGGACATCGGCCGGCGCACTACCAGTTATTTTGCTTGGCGCGCGACTTCGGAAAAGTTGCAAGAAAACGAGGACGAGATGAAGCGCGTCGATGCCGACATGAAGGAATGCGGCCTCAAGCGCATTCATACCAGTTACATATCGCAGCAACTCGGTGTTGCTGCGATCTGGGCGCGCTGATGGCGCTGCTGATCACGACCTGGAAATGGGGCAATAAGTATTCGCTCGATGACGTGAGAAAATTGCGCGCGGGCCTTGATCGTCATCTTCAGGACGAGCATTATTTCACCGTGTTCAGCGACAGCAAGCATGGATTGTCAGACACGGAATATCGTCCGATTCGTAATCTCGATTTATTGAAGGTGAAGGGATGTTTCGCTAGGCTGAGATTGTTCGATCCAGAAATTCAGTCTGACATCGGCGCTTGTTCTGGCGATCGCATAGTATGCATCGATCTTGATGTGGTGATCACTGGATCACTCGACGCGTTGTTTTATCGGCCTGAACCTTTTATGATTTTGAGAGGAGCGAATTCAGTCAATCCATGTCCGTATAATGGCAGCGTGTGGATGTTTCGCGCCGGTTACCGCCCAGATGTGTGGAAAGATTTTTCTCTGGAAGCCGCTCGCAAAATACCTTACTTCGAATTTCCCGACGATCAAGGTTGGTTGGCTTACAAATTACCGAACGCGATCGGTTGGCAAGTCGGTTCTCCTTCTGGCATTTACGCGTTTCAGAAACCTGGATGGCCGCAATCTAATGTACTTCCCGATGACGCCCGCATGGTTGTGTTTCCAGGTTGGCGCGACCCGAAGCAGTTCAAGCATCTCAACTGGATCAAGAAGCACTGGCGTCACTGAATGCAATTCAGCGGGGGATTGCCTGAGACACCATGCGGCGCAGGATCGACGCTCAAGGCGACAGTAGTAATTCGCGCGTGGCTGCCCATCATCCTGCGAAAGCTCGGTATCAGGGTTCTGCTTGATGCGCCGTGCGGCGACTTCAACTGGATGGCTCACACCGACCTCAGCAGCCTGAGCCACTATTTCGGCGCTGACAACGACAAGGAGCACGTCCTGCTGGCCAAGGAAAAGATTTCGGTTGCTGGTTTCGAGCCCAAATACAAAAGCGTCGTCTGCATTGATCTGGTTCGCCACGTACTGCCGATGCGTGTTGACGCGATCCTGTGCCGGGACTTCATGCAGCACCTGCCGAATTCGCGCGTCATCAAGCTGCTCGACAACTTCCGCGCCACTAAAGCCGACTGGCTGATCGCGACATCGCATGACAACCTGTACAACACTGACATCCACAAGGATGGCGATTTTCGCCCGCTCAATCTGTGCCGGCCGCCGTTCGGCTTTCCGCTTCCCATTTATAGCCTGAATGATTGCGGGCGGCAGCTTGCGCTATGGTCGCTGAGTGGGCGCTTCGACGACGCGAACGGCTCGACGGCCTGACCGATTTGCTGGCCTATGCGCCGATGGCGCGCGTGCTCGACATCGGATGCCATCGCGGCCTCGTGGGTTACGAATTCGTCAAGCTCGGCGCTGTGCTGGTTCACGGCTGCGATCTCGATCCGGAAGCGATCAAGTGCGCGCGTTATCTGTTCTACGATGTCGATGCGCAATCCGAGTTTCACGTAAAAAACCTGGCCGACCCGGATGCGCTCGATTGGTGCCTGCCCAATTACGACATCGTGCTGCTGCTCGGCATGTACCACAAGCTCAAGCGCGTCATGCCGACGGATCGGCTTGAGCAGCTGATCGAAGCGCTGGCCGTGAAAAGCACGCTGTTCGCGTGGAACGGCGCGGCTGAGGAGCACGCGGAGATCGCTGGAATTCTCACCGGCATGACGCTCGCTCACTGGTCTCGGCTGACGCGGCACCCAACGGCAGTCACTGCGGTCTGGCGGCATCCATGAAATGCGCCGAGGGCATCTGGTTTCCAGATGATGAAAAGCATCTAGTTGATATGCTCAAGGGCTCGCCGCAGATCGATGGGAAAGGAACATATCAATATCACAAACTGACGGCCGCGATGAAGTATGTAAAGCGGCGGCGCTTTGCACTGGACATCGGCATGCACGTCGGCTTGTGGGCAATGCACCTCGCAAGGATGTTCGAACGGGTATGCGGCTTCGAGCCAGTGGCGTTGCATCGTGAATGTCTGCTGCTGAACATGAAGGATTTCAAGAACTACGAGGTGCACGCTTGTGTGCTCGGCGACCGCCACGACTGGACTGGACTCGGCATTCTAAACGGAAGTACCGGCAGTACCCATATTGCAGTCACAGAGAACGACGGTCCGAAATATCCAATGTATCCGCTGGACTATTTCAAATTCGAGGCAATCGATTTCATCAAGATCGACGTCGAGGGTTACGAATATTTTGTAGTGCAGGGTGGCGAGCAGACCATCAAGGCGCACAAGCCAATCATCATCTTGGAGCAAAAGCCTGGCAAGGTCGAATGGTACGGTCGTAAGCGATATGATGCGCGCGACCTGCTGGTATCCTGGGGAGCAAGACAGCAGTTCGAGATCAAGGGCGATTGTTGTCTGACGTGGCAATGATCGATCCGCGCAATGTCGCACTCTACATCCCGCCGAACCTGAGCCCATTCAAGAACACGCTGTTCGAGCGCATCGGTAAGCATGTCGGGCGCGTCATCCGCTACAAGCACGAGGAACTGCGCACACTGCCCAATGATGTCATCCCGGTTGTCGGCTGCATGCCGGAATGCCGGCCGATCATCGACGAATGGATCGCGCGCAAGCGGGAGTGGATTTACTGGGACCGCGGCTATGCCAGACGCATCTTCGCAACTTGCCTCCCTACTGGTAACAATGGCGGTTATTACCGCTGGCACCGCAATGCTTATCAGCTCCGCAACATTCGTCCTATGGTTGATGATCGCTGGCGCGCACTGCAGATCGCCATCGAGCCTTGGCAGAAAGGCGGCTGGCACATCGTCATCGCGGCGCCGACGCGGACCTACGCGCGTTTCCACAACTGCCAGACATGGATCGCCGACACCATTGATGCACTCGCGCGCGTGACCGATCGGCAATTGGTGATCAGAGACAAGGAACAATACAAGCGCCGGCCTATTCAGATGGACATCAAGGGTGCGCATTGCCTAGTCACGCACGCCAGTAACGCGGCGGTCGAGAGCGTGATCCTCGGTTGCCCGGTGTTCGTGCATCCAGACAGTGCGGCGGCGCTGGTCGGGCAGACCGACTTGAAGAAGATCGAGACTCCGATCTATCCGGATCGGCAACCATGGCTGAATGCTATCAGCTATTCCCAATTCGATGAGCGCGAACTCATAGACGGGACAGTATGGCGGCTCATAACATAGACCCGCACGCGTACGTGCATCCGCAGGCGATCGTCGAGGATTCAACCATCGGAGCGCGCACCAAGGTTTGGCAGGGCGCCAGCATCATTCGCAAGGCTGAGATCGGCAACAGTTGCTCGGTCGGAGCCAACGCCATCGTCGACGGATCGCGCATCGGCGATCGCTGTTGTATCGGGGCCGGCGCGCAAATCCATCCCGGCATGCTGATCGGCCATGACGTGTTCATCGGACCCGCCGTCATCTTCTGCAATGATGCCTGGCCAACGGTCGGCAAAGACGGCTTCGATTTGCAACCGCTTATCAACGGGGAATTCATCGTCACGGTGGTCGAGCCCGGCGTGAGCATTGGGGCGGGCGCAATTGTGCTACCGGGCGTCTGCATCGGTCAGGGCGCAGTAGTGGCAGCCGGTGCGACCGTGACCCGCGATCTGATGGCGCGACACATCCTGCACCGCGATGGCGCGGTGCTGAAGATCAAATGCACAAAGCAGCGAATGCGTCATGCTTCACGTGGCTTGCTGCCTGTGGCAGCCGAATGAGAAGTCATTTGACTTCAGCTGGTGCTACGATGTCACCTGGGTAGAGAGACTTTACCGCGGTTTTAGACGCAATCTGAGATCGACTCCATTTCGCTTCGTGTGCTTCACGGATCGCGAGTACGAATTCAGCGAACCGATCGAACAAGAGCGCCTCGTTGCCGATCCGCCTGACTACGGCTGCATGATCGAGCCGTTCCGGCTTAATGAGCCAACGATAATCGTTGGCCTCGACACGCTGATCCTGGAGCCCATCGATCATATGGCAAGATACTGCCTGGAAGGAGATGGGATCGCGCTGCCGGCGCATCCGAGCCGACCTGGTGTGACGATCAATCCGATCGTGTTCGTGCCGCGCGGTCACCGGCGAGTCTACGACGAGCACCGCGGCGAGAACGACATGGAATGGCTGAAGTGGCAGCCGCACATCAAGACCGACAGCATGTGGCCAAATCAGATACGGTCGTACAAGCTGCACGATCTGGCCAAGCGCGACATCCACGAGGCCCGCGTGGTATATTTCCACGGCAATCCGAAGATGCACGATCTTGGCCACGTGCAATGGGTGCGAGCGAACTGGCGATGAAATGGGCGTGCTGATCAAGGATTTGTTGCCGCTGGCTCGGACGCAGCGTGCACACACCGTTAAGACCGCGTTCACGTCGAACGGCGAACTTGTCATCATCATGTGTGACACGCAGGATCAGCCGATCGCTTATGGCCTATTCCCAGGCGCGAAGGCGCTGCAGATGATGCGCGAGACTGAGAAAGAGTTGCTGAAGTTCTCCAAGAACCGCAACTCGCACCTGATCATTATCCCGAGCGAGGTCACACTGAAATGACGCGTGGAGGCTTCTCGGGCCGGCCGCCGGTAGTCGGCATTGTGCCGAGCGATCAGGCCCCAAAGGAGATCAAGCCGGCAACCGAACTGCGCAAGATGCGCGACGCATTGAACAAGAGGGTCGCCGAGCTCAAGCCGGTAATTGCCGAAAAGGGCAAGCGGCTCGCCGAGTTGCAGGTCATCGCCAACCGCAGCGAGCAACAGAACGCGGCCATGGAGCAACTGGCAAAGGATCGCACCAAGCTGACGGCGATATCCAATGTTGCCGCCGACAAGATCAAGGAATTGTCCCAACAGATTCGCGAAGCGGAGCGCCCTTGACGCTGCATATCCTGGACTTGGCGCTGGACGAGCGTCGACGCTACAGCGATTTATGGGCGCTGCCGGATTATGCAAAATACTCGCCGGGCGAGCGCGATGTCGAGCGGTTCATCTCAACTATAGAGCCGCGCGCCGGGCAGTCGTTGATCGATCTAGGCTGCGGCAGCGGAATTGCTGGACTGAAACTGGGAAAAGATGCTCGGCTGAATGTCACATGGCTCGACATCACTGATGCTGGATTGTTTCCGGCGGTGCCGCGCGCTCGCTTCATTCAGTCCGCGCTCTGGGATCATTGGCCGCGTGAGTGGGATTATCACTACGGCTATTGCGTCGATGTCATGGAGCACATCCCGCCCGAATGCGTGATGTTGTGTATCGACCGCATCCTGTCAGCGTGTCGCGTGACGTGGTTCTCTGTCTGCCTGCGGCCAGATGCCAAGGGTGCCCTGATCGGCGAGCAGCTTCATCTGACCGTGCGTCCATTCAACTGGTGGAAGACGCGGATGGCGTTGCTCGGCAACGTCCTGGACGCGCGCGATCTGATCAACGACGCGTTGTTTGTTGTGGAGCGCAAGCGTGCTTGATCTGACTGACACCAGGCCGATCATTTTTGACGAATCAAAGAGCGGCGTCAACGTTACCGACGAATTCATGCTGGCCAACGTGGCCCACAACATCCGGCTTGGATATCCGCAGGTCAGGCCGTTCGATCTGAATCAGGAAACGGCTATCATCGTGTGCGGCGGCCCATCGCTCGCGCATACCGAGCGGGAGTTGGTCGAGGCAGTCTGGAATGGCGGTAAGGTGTGCGCGGTCAACGGCGCATATCAATGGTGCATTGATCGGAACATCAAGCCATCGGCCGCGATCATGCTCGATGCGCGCGAATTCAACGCGCGCTTCTTTGCGACGCCAGTCGAGGGCTGCCGCTATTTGCTGGCCGGCCAATGCCATCCGAAGGCGTTCGAGGTTTGCAAGGATCGTGATCTCTATATCTGGCACGCGTGCGGCTGCGAGGGCGAGGAAGCTCTGTTGAGGGAATTCTATTTCGGAAACTTCTACGCGGTCGACATCGGCGTGACGGCCGGCATTCGCGCAATCACGCTGCTGCGCATGCTCGGCTTCTGCTCGATGGAAATCTTCGGACTGGACTCGTGCTGGTTCGGCGACGAGCACCATGCCTATGAGCAGACCGAGAATGACAAGGATCGCAGGCTGAAAGCCTATCTGCGGCCGCGCGGTCGCGATGCCGAGTATCGCGATGACAAGGCCAAGATGTTCTGGTGTTCGGGCTGGCACATCAAGCAAGCGCATACGTTCCTGGACTTGATCCGGAAGCGCGGCGACATGTTCCGGTTGAGCATCCACGGCGATGGCTTGCTCGCCGCAATCATGCAGGCCGGAGCTGAGCTGCAAATCGAGCAGGAGGACTGAATCATGGCGGCGGGCGCGTGGACGTTTTACTACACCGCGAAGAAATACATCGGCAGCGCCGACATCGACTTGAACGGTCACACATTCAATATGTCGCTGCACACGTCGGCATCTAATGCCGCGTCAGTCGGCAACCTGACTGTCAAAGGATCGGTCAGCAATGAGGTATCGGAGGCGAACGGCTATTCGTCATCCGGCAAGCCGCTGACGAGCGTCACCTGGACAACCGGTGCCTCAACGTCTGAATATCGCTTCAATGCGGCGGCACTGGTTTGGACGGCGGCTGGCGGTAACATCGCGAACGTAAAGTTCGCAGTGATCTGGCGCGCCGACGGCACATCAGCCAATCGCAAGCTCTTGGTCGAATCGCAATTGTCCACGGCGCAATTCACGATCACGACCGGCAACACGCTGACGATCACGCCGAGCGCCAACGGTATCTTCGAATTGAATTGAGGCTGCTCGATGCCTCTGCTCAACAGGTGCTGGTGGCGCGCAACGTCCAATGGTCTGGGCGATTTCGTCGTCGCGTCGGCGCTGACCGGATATTATGCGCCGGCTGATTGCGTAAATCCGGCCGTCTTTGATGGCCTCATCTATAGTTATGTCGCCACCAGCGATGACGAGACGCAGCACGAAGAAGGCTTTGGAGTCTGGGACACTGGGACCGACACGATCGTCCGCAACGTAACGAGTTCATCGAACGCCAACGCCAAGGTCAATTTCTCGGCCGCGCCCAAGGTCATGATGACCGACCTGTCGCGAGATTTCCGACAGACGCTTTCTGAGAATCGTGATTATTTTGTCGATGCCGCGACTGGCGATGACGACAACGACGGTCTGACGGCGCTGACAGCATTTGCAACCATCAATCGCGCCATCGATCTGATCGTCAACGGCATCGCCATCGAACCGTCCTGCCAAACGTTGCAAGTGTTCGTGGCGGGCGATGGCAACATCTATGACGAATATCTCAGTTGCGGAGAAACGGTCGGCACGACAGGCGACGGTTTCGGTGTCTCTATTGTGGGCACGGGAACCTCGATGCCGATCATTCAGCCTACTGGATCGCCGCCAACCGGTACGATGGGTGTTCTTACCGTCGTTGGTCAAACGATCTGGAGTTTCGCAAACGTTGATTTCGATCCCGTGACAGGCGGCGGTGGCGCTTTTGCGGTTGGCTGTAAGGGCGGCTGCGTGCTAAATCTTGGACGCACCCGGAATTATTTCAGCGCCGGCTTCCGGTGCACAGCCGACTACACTTATGTGATTGACATCGAGGACGGCAGCCTGTGCAACATTCAAGCCCCGACAATTTATGGTGGTCCTCACTACGTCATCTTTGCATCATATGCGCGGTGTGCAATTTTGTTCACTGGCTTCGTGACATTCGAGGACTCGCCGTCCATAGATTATCTGATTGATTGCGAAAATTCCTCAGAAGTTGGAATAACCGGAATCTCAGGAGCATACACGATCGCCGGCAATGTTTGCTATATTATTGGGTCGAGCGTTGTTACGGATTACGCTTCCGGGCTGGACGAGTCACTGGTTTATTGTGATGCGACCTCTGTGTTCAACGGCGCTCAGGGCATTAGGACTAAGGCCGGCGCTGTTGTTGTCGGCGATCTGCCACCGGGTACATCGCAGATTATTCACAACACAAGTGCAGATACCCATGCACTCTACGCTAACGATGGTGGTGTGCTGCGCGTTATCGGTCTGGAGGTCGTCACGTCCGACCGCCTTTACCATGTCGATGGTTCTACTGGCGATGACGCCAACGACGGCCTCACGACCGGCACGGCGTTTGCAACAATTCAGCGTGCGGTCGACGAAGTCTGCACCAGAATCGTGATCCGATATCCGGCCGTGGTGGGAATAAGCGTAGCTCCAGGAACGTATGACGAGTGGCTCGTTCTTTATCAGTACATGGGCTATCCAGCCTATGAAAATACCTACATGGTGTACATCGTCTCGTCCACGTTGGATGCGGCGGATGTTATAATCAAGCCGACCACTGCTCCGATAAATACTCTAGGTGCCGTGGTCACTGCGCAGAGCGGAGTATGGAATCTAGATTCTATAACAATGGATGCGACAGGAACACCTGCGTTCTACTGCGTGCTAGGTGAGGATCAGGCATTCCTCTACATGACAGCCTGTCGTGTTCGCACGGACGGAGCCTATGCGTTCCTCTGTTACTTCAACTCGTACATCTACGCGGCAGTTACTGTGTTCGGCGAGGGCAGCTTCGTACTGCTCTCAGCGGCGTTCCGTGGAATCTTGCACGCTTTTATAGATTTGGAACTGACTGGCAATGCCACGATCAAGGCGCTTGAGAATTACTACGACACAGCCTGTATTGCATCGCTAAACAGTCTGACGCTGAATGGGTTCACGCTCACGAAGGCGGCGTCGGAACTTGATCTAAATTCTACTTTCACGCAGGAGTCCGGAACATTCATCGCTGATCTAGTCGATCTGTCCACGATTACGACAACGAAAAATTCCAACTTCAACGGCATGACCACGGTTCGGCAGAAGTCCGGTGCGGTCGTGGTTGGTGACATTGCTCCGAACACGTCGCAGATCATTCATAACACGAGTGCAGATACCCACGCGCTCTACGCTAACGATAGTGGTGTGCTGCGCGTTATCGGACAAGAGGTCGTCACGTCCGATCGCACTTACCACGTCGATGGCTCGACGGGAGATGACGGCAACGACGGTCTCACGACCGGTACTGCGTTCGCTACCATCCAGCGAGCCGTAAACGAAGTCTGCATCGCGATTATCATTCAGTATCACGCTAATATAAGAATATCCGTCGCGCCTGGGATTTATGATGAGTTCGTAGTCCTCTATCCTTACATCGGCTTTCCGTCCGATTTGCAAACAACTCCAATATTTTCCTTTATAGTCACGATTCACTCGTCTACGCTAAATGCGGCAGATGTTGTGATCAAGCCGACTACTACTCCGCCTAGTACGGTGCTTTCTGGTGTCGTTTCTGTGCAGGGTGGTGCTTGGCAAATTTTTGGAATAACTGCTGATGAAACGGAAGCGTCTGGTCCTTATGGTTGCTGGAAATCATTGGCGCAGTCCTTTTTGTATACGGTTAATTGCACAAGCGTCGTTCAATCAGGTGGCGCTGGCATAGTATCTTATTTTAATTCGTTCAGTTACCATGAAAGCCATCAGTTTATTCTGAACGGAGGTAGTCCTTATATTCTTGATGCTGAGTACAAAGCAATACTGACTGTGAGTGGCTCAACTATCGAATTGGCGGACGACACAACGCCGTTGATTTATTCTTATTCAGATGCCTTTGCAGGTATGTCATTAGATGGGATCACCCTTAATGGGTTTACACTTACCAAGGGTGACTCATATTGTGACCTAAATAGTGCAATCACTGATTTCGGTGGTGGTGTGCCCCTGAATGATATCATAGATATTCCAAACAGTTTTATCGGAACAAACTCTAGAATCATGGATATGTTCGCTACCAAGGTGAAGTCTGGCGCCGTTATTGCTGATGACCTTGTTCCTGGGTCGTGGTCAGTCATCGACGACGGGACCGATGTAAGGCTTTATGCGAACAAAAGCGGCACGCTGGTCAAGAGCGCAGCGCTGACTTAGGAGGGAACATGAGCACGGAAGTTGACGCGATCCTCGCGAAAGCTGAAGCCGATCTTGCTGCGCTCGCGGAGCCAAAGCCGGGCACGGAGGATTTGCAGAAGCAATACGATGCGTTGGTTGCGCAGCGCAACACGTTGCAGAATCAGATTCGCGAAATCGAAAAGCAACTGAAGCCGGCCGACACGATGAAGGCGCAGATGGCGTTGCAGATGATCAAGCAGTTGCGCGCCGGTCGGCCGATGCGTCCTGGTCTTGGCGGTCCTGGTCCAGTTGGCTGATGGGAGTTCTAGGCGATGCCGGGCTTTGCGCCGCTAGGTGGTGCTCCGCTTGGCGGCTCGCTGGTCTCGCAGCTCTACGTCTACCTTTACCCTGACGGCGACGATCTCGACGGCGGATGGACCGATCAGGACGGCGGCCCGGATCTATACGCTGCGGTTGACGAGGCGGTCGCCAGCGATCTCGACTATATCAAGTCGAGCATCACGCCGGTCAACGATATTTGCCGGATGACGCTGAGCAATCCCGGCGGCCCGATCACTGAGCCTTTCGAAATATTCTATCGGTATGGCAAGGACATCAACACCGACACGATTGATCTCTATTTCCGACTGAAGGAGCTGACCAACACCAGGGCCTCGTGGAGCCATCTCAATGTGTCGGTCGGGTTCACAGATGGACTGTATACTTTGACCACGCCGGAATTCCTGTCCATCGGCAACATGGACGATCTGCTGATCGAGATTGAGGCGGATGTACCGTGACCGATAGGTGGCGCATCTATTATGACGACGGTCGCACGTTCGAGTCGACCGACGGCCCGTTCGAGAGCGCGCCGAGCGATGGTGTGCTATTCATTATCCAGAAGATTGGGGACACGATTAATTCGCACTGCGGTTCCGATCATTATTTCATGATCGACGGCGAAATTATTTCGACCCACGACATTGGGCCGCTGTTGCGGAGGTGGGGCATCAAGTTCGGCCGCTGGACTTCGCATGTGAAGTTCGAGGAAGCGGGGCGGCGCGCGGCGCAGGATGCCAAGGCATGGCAGTTGGAAAAATGAGCCATGGCCGCATTAACTTGGTACGCAACTTCGTCCTTGGCCGATGTCCATCAACAGATGTCGGAAACCGATCCGGGGACCGAGGTCACCGCATCGCCGGTAACAGGATGGATTGCCGGTAACGCTACTGGTAATCACTCACCGCTAAATTCGCAGGTTGAGCAGGCGCTCGCTACATTCACGGCGACAACCGATCCTGACGGCACAATCGACACAACGACAGGCGACTGTTTTCGTTCTGCGAACACATACACAGGCTCATTTGCGTCGGCGAATTGGGAAGTCCGCTTTGCTGCGCGGGCGACTACGGCAACCGGCTGTTCAGGCCGCATCCGATGCCGTTTGCTGCGAAGTGCGAACGCAAATGGCAGCAGCGCAACTGAGATAACCTCAGGTCAACAGACTGCCGGCACGTCGATCAGCAGTCTGCAAACCGGCACGACGCAGACTACGGTCGCGACATTCAATCCCGGCGCATTCTCGGTTACCAACGAATATATTTTCATTCAGCTTGCCTGGGAAAGGACAGGCGCAGGCGGTCACAATAATTCCGATGTTAACATGCGCGTCGGCAATGCGTCTGGCGCCGGCACGCGTGTTGTCTCAGCTAACTTCGTTCAAGACACAAATATCTCGCCGGCCAGAGTTGACAGCACTCTTTCGACGGCCGCGCCGAGCGTTGTTTACGCTCAAACAATTTCTCCTGCACGTGTCGATCTCCTGCTCTCGACAGTCGCGCCGAGCGCGGTGCTCGCAACGCTACTGTCACCGGCGCGCGCCGATCTTGTGCTCTCGCCGTCCACTCCGTCCGTCGACGTTGATTATTTCCAGACTCCCGATGCGGCGCAGTTTGTATTCTCAGGCACTGCGCCTGTTGTTGTTTTGGGCGGGGCCGGCTCGCGCGCGGTCGTCTCCTGGATCAGGGTGCGCGCGCCGGCCGCTGCGGCGATATCGATCCAGCCAGCCGCTGGTCAGCTGACGCTATCCACTGTTGCAGGGCCGATCGTTCCTGCCACTGCCAACCTTACACTCTCGACTGTCGCTCCGTCTGCCGACATCAAGGTTAACCAAACACCCGATGCGGCGCAGCTTACGCTTACCTCCGTTGCGCCGTCAGTAATCGTCGCAATCACGTTCCAGCCAGTTGCGGCGCAGCTTTCGCTCTCGACTTTTGCGCCGTCAGTCGACATTAAGGTCAATCAGACCCCGGCGTCGTCGCAACTCACGCTCACGTCGGTTGCGCCGTCAGTAACAGCGACGCTTTCGGTTTCGCCTGATGCTGGGCAACTGACGCTATCTACTATCGCGCCGACGCTGGTGACCTACGCGCCAGCCGCGGCCGATCTCACGCTCACGACTTTCGCGCCCACAATACGAATTGCAGTCCGCAGAACAGGAACAATACTCGGGCCGCAGTATCCAAATCCTGTTCGGTACAATCAGCAGGCTTCCGTTCGCTTCAACAAACCGCTGGGCTCGCGCAGCAACGTGCAGGCTGGCTTGCGCAGCAACACGCAAGCAGGCTCGCGTCGCAACACGCAGTCTGGCCGTCGACCGCGAGTAGGATAGCCCAATGCGATTTGAGAATCTCGATCGCCGCATCACGATCCAGGGGCAGTCTCTCTCGCACAGCGACAGCGGCGAGGAGGTCGTGACGTGGGAGGATGTGGCGACAGTGTGGGCAGAGAAGCGCGAGAACGCCGGGGCCGAGCGTTTCGCGGCGCGTCAGAACGTCGGCTATGCGGTCAAGACGTTTGCTTTCCGTTGGTCTAATGCAGTGAAGGGCGTGACAGTCGAAGACCGCATCCTGTTCGACGGCCGTTATTTTAACATCACTGACGTTCGTGAAATAGGCCGTCGCGTTGGCATCGAAGTTGATGCTTATGCTGCTGGAGAAATTCCTATAGCTGAGGGTGAAGCCTCTGTGACATTCGACTCGGAAGACACGACGTTCGATTCCACCGAGATAACCATGGATGCCGAGACATGAGCTACGATCCAATCAACATCGGCGCGGCTCCGGACGACGACACCGGCGACACGCTCAGGGTTGCGGGCGGTAAGATCAACGCCGGATTCTCGGATGCTGAGAATCGGCTTGGCGCTCTTGAGACTGCGGCGACTACGCTCGACGGCCGCCTCGATAATCTCGACGCCGATCTCGACACGGCGCTTGGCAATACTCCTGGCGGGTTTGCGATCCGCTCTGCATCCGGTTGGGGAAATTCCGCCGAAGCTGACAACGGCGGCACTGGGGCGCTGTATGTCGAAGATAGCCCAACTCAATATGTAATCTCGTTTGACAATGTGGGCACCCAATTTGCTGGCGACCAAATTATAAAATCTCCATTCGACCTGCGTTGGGAATATACTGGCCCGGCCCCAACGCCTGAGGAAATCGCATTTATTGGCCCATCGTTTCATACGGAGGTCACACCTAGCACCGACGTTGACAATCATGCCTCAATGTATTGCGGGGTCTCCGCAACGGTATCGTCAGACAGTGATACTGTTCTGGGCTGGCTAGTTGGCGGGCGATTTTCCGCATATCGCCTGCATCGCACGGGAGCTGCGGGAAGCACCAATCCAGTATGCGCGGTGATGGGCACCGCGTCCATGGGCAACCCTGGCGGCTCGGGTGTGGTTGGCGATGGCGCCATCGGTGGGCTGTTTACGGTCTTTACAAACAGGTATTCATCCGGAAACGAATTTGACCCGATTGACACGGCAGGTGGTGTTTCAGGTGTTATCGGCCGCGTTTATATCAATCAAGATGTAGTCGCAAACATCGCATCAAAGACAGTAGTCGGTGTTGCGGGCTGCATTAAAGTAGAGGCTATTACCGCAAACGCCATCGCATTATGGGCCGAAAATAAAATTGAAGCGGATACTGTCAACAACATCGGCCTCAACGTAAAGGACATGCAGGAGGCCACTAATCTCACCATGGCCATCCGTACAGGCGATGGCGTGGTGCAGTTTAAGGATAACCTTACGCTTGGCGACGGCATCAATGGTCGCGTGCACATTCGGGCCGTGGCCGCGCCCACCATCACCAGCGTTCAAAGTGGGTGTCTTGGGCAATACCTATGCACGGGGGGAGGCAGCAAGACATATACATATAAGGTGGTTGCGGTGCTCGCGGACGGTATCACGTCGGAAGCATCCAACGCCATGTCTACGACTACCGGATTTGATGATCTGTCGGTAGATGAACATAATAACCTGGTTACCTGGACGCCTGTAGAAGGCGCGGTTGGGGGCTACAGAGTTTATCGCACTGTCGCGGGCGGTTCCGTGACCAACACCACGGGATTGATCGGGACTGCTGCGCAAGACACATACCCGTTTTTACTCAATGCACCCCTGACGCCAACAACGCCATCGTTTATCGACGATGGTGCGGCGGGCGATAGCGCGACGCCACCACCAAACAATACAACCGGATTTTTGTTGATCGAAGCCGCTGCGGCCACGGGCGCTGGAAATAATGCATTTGACTACATCAATGTCAAAAAGGGCGGCACCAGTAAGTTCCGCGTTTACGATGATGCTGTACCGTCGGCGACTATGGCTCTTGGCGATATGGACATCTTCACGGCTGGCGGCACGATACTGAACATAATGCCGACTAATACGATAGTCTCAGGCCGACTATTGTGCATAGGAATGGCGACCTTCGCATATCAGGGTGAGACAGAAAGAACTATAGCATCTGGTGTTATCTCGGCTTCATGTTCTTTTCACACCGTTGATACTGAGGGCGATGCCGCTTCGGACGATCTAGACACGATCAACCCTAGCCTAAGCGTAGCTGGTGAGTTTCTGGTACTGCGCGCGATCAATAGCGCGCGCACAGTCGTAGTCAAGAACGGCACTGGCAATCTTCTACTCAATGGCGACATGAGCCTGGACAACGAAGCTGACACCATCACGCTGTTCTTCAGTGGGGCGCTCAACAAGTGGCTCGAGATCGCTCGCTCCAGCAATGGCGCATAAATGAAAGACATCCGCCCGGCAATCAGGCAGATACTGCTCAACAACGCCACTGTGTCCGGCCTGGTCGGCGGTTCGCGCGTCTATCCGATATTGCTGCCGCAGGGCATCACAAGTCCAAGCGTGGTGTATTTCCTGGTGACTGAAGACACGACTTATAACATGCGAAGCTCAGATAATCTGATCAGTGCGCGCTATCAGATCGACGGCTGGGCGCTAACGGCCGACTTGTCGGCTCAGCTTGGAGACGCCTGCTTTGATGCGCTGAGCGGGTTTCGCGGCGTGGTCGCATATGGATCGAATTCGCCGCAGTCAACCGTGAACATCCATGGCGTGTTCCATGACATAGGTCGCGACGAGTATGATTCGACCGCGAAACTGTTTGCCCGCCGGAGAGACTATTTCTTCAAGTTCGCCGAATACTGATATGGCGAAAAAGGCTTTCATCGTAGAAGGATTGAGCGATACGCTGGAAGCGCTTGGCGAGTTGCCGAGAGCCACTCAGAAGAATGTAATCAAGCGGGCACTGATCAAGGCTGGTCAACCGATAGCCGATGAGGCCAGGGCGGCATCACGGGTATTGACGGGTCGGCTGCAACGATCCTTTGGCGTGAGCGACAAGCTATCAAAGCGTCAGCGGTCGCAGCATCAAAAAGAATCCGAAGTGGAAGTCTTTGCCGGCCCCGGCGCGCTTAAACAAGCAATCACTGAAGAATTCGGAACCGTCAATATGACGCCGCATCCGACGCTACGACCAGCGTGGGACGCCAACAAACAGACGGCGTTGAAAAGCGTGGCTGACGATATCTGGATCGAGATAGAGAAAGCCGCGGCGCGGGCGGCGCGCAAGGCTGCTCGATTGGCTGCAAAGAAGTGATCACAAAGGAGCAACCCGATGGCTAACTCCCCTCCTGAAGGTCAAGCAAGCAGCGCGTTGCTTGGCTATGGCTCGTTCTTTCGCGTTGGCAACAGCGGCTCGTCGCCGACTGACTACATGTACTTGTCGGAAGTCAGCAATATCACTCCGCCGTCGCTGACGGTGGATCAGGTCGACGTCACGCACATGCAGTCACCAGGCCGCATCCGCGAGTTCATCAGCGGGTTGATCGACCCAGGCGAGACTTCGTTCGAGATGAACTTC